TGCTCGTGACATCCAACCCCCCCGTTTTAGACGGGGGGATCAATCAGATAGAGCCGCTTTCACTGAAGCGAAATGACTCAAAAGGCGATTTAGTTGAATCGTTAAAGAGATCTACAGTACTGTTCAAAACAAAGTACGTGGAGGAACTGACAAAGGCGACGGTAAGGGCAATACGGAATTTGCTGGTTACGGAAGGATATAAGACGGCTCTGAAAAAAGAGCGTTCTGCTATCGACAACATCGTGGACATTTTTGTCCCACTTGGTGATGCTGATGCAGTGAAAGCGGTCAAGTACTTGACTGCTATCTATCTTCCGAGACTGGTAGGTGATGTGGAACCCCCCAGACCCGAGTTTCTCCCGGAAACTTCAACTTTGTTCACTGGCACATATGGAAAATTCCTTGAGAATAGATTCCGTGGTCGTGCATGTGGACTTGACCCCATTAGACACCGCAAACGGGACTCCTTGAATGGAGTCTCACGCAGGCAAATGTCTCTGGCAATGTCGATTCTTCAGGTTAAGCGGTATTTACCCGCTCTACCTGAGTCTCTAAAACTGGAAGCGTTGCAAGGTTGTAAAAAGAGGTTAAGTGCACCTGGCACGACCCCGGAGTTTCTTCTGGGAGAATTAGACAGGACAGCCAATGAATTGTTCCCGCTGGGTTGGGATTGCTCGAAGAGGAAAGAGCTCCCTATCCCATCATTCTCGGTGACCAACAAGTCGTGCTTTGAAGCGACTCGTGGTCAGGGGGGAGCGCAGGCGTTTATGTTCAAAAACGGGTCAAACAAGGAAGACCAGTTATTGGAATCAACGTTAGGGACGGCTAGGGCGGAATTTAATCCGCGCCGACAGCCCTACCCTGTAGTACCGGAACATCCTTCGATGATGGACCAAAACGAGTATCTTGAGAGAGCCTCCAACGAACAACCTTCGACCCTTAGGGCGAAGATGGAAATCGTGGAAGATCCTCTTAAAGCTCGTGTCATCACGAAGAATAACTGGCACTGCACTGCGATCAAACCCGCCCAAAAGCTCATTCATGGTCGCCTCAGAAAGGAGGAGCCATTTGTGCTAATTGGGAAACCCCTGGATGAAGAAATTGTCAACCGCCTCAAGCGGTTTAAAGGGTCAAAATACGTGTCGGGCGATTACGAAGCCGCGACAGATAACATTCACTCAGATGCCACAGATACCGTTCTTGATCGGATACTGGGCAATATGACGGGTGCGTTGACGAAGAATCCGGAATACATGATTCTTCTCCGAAGGTCCCTCACGGGACTCACAATATCGGGGAAGGGAATCGAAGAATTCGAGATGCTTCGCGGCCAGTTAATGGGCTCCCTACTCTCTTTCCCTATCCTATGCATAATAAATTTTGCAATATGGAGACATGCCACCGAACAGGTGCATGGTCACACGTGTGACGGAAATGGAGCAGGAGGAGACGTTGACTGGGTCCTAATCAACGGTGATGATATCGGGTTCTGTTCAACAGGACCCCAGTATAACCTTTGGACTTCCCTTGTCCCCCAAGTAGGCCTAAAGCCGTCCCTGGGAAAGAATTACTTCGCCTCAGAATTCATTACCCTCAATACTCAGCTGTACAGCTGGGTTGATGAGGAGAAGAAACTGAAGTTGATCCCTTTCCTCAATCAAGGACTCCTGAAACCTCCGGGCAACGGCGAGACGACTCTGATGAGTCTTGAAAGTCTCGGCACGATGCATGATGATTTTGTTCGAGGAGCAACTGACAGACAAGCGGCGTCTGCTATATTTGTTGGGCACCATAAAGGGTTGCTCAAGCAGACATGGCGCAACTTGTTCGGCCCACGTGAACATGGGGGTTTAGGAGCACATCCAGTGCCCGGCCGGGGGAGATGGAATTCGGATGAGGGGTACTCTGTGCGACAATTGATCATCGCCAAACTCCTCAAAGATGGAAAGGCCGCAATGCCTGCGGCCGGGGTAACTTCTAGGTTTGAGCAATATCAGTCGCTCTACCTCAACAAGAAGTTCCCAGACATCCAAGAATTCACGGTGGATGAAATCCCCGACACTCCGATTGGCCTGCAGTGGTTGAATGTCTCCGAACTAGTTGGAGATGCGAAGGTGGACTTTATGTCCATGGCGTCTTGGCTCGCCCCGTATTGGTCTCAAGATCGACCAGTATGGGCAGGTCTCAACAAGCTCGCAAAGATGGCTGATTCCCGAAAGGTGTCACACTCTAAGGTCCGAATGGACCTAAGTGACTACCTAACGGATCAGCTTCAAAAGCAGTTGTGGAGACTCGTGGGTGAAGATGCCTTTGGCGACATGGATGCCTTCGCAATGTTTGAACAGGACCTTTGACAGGCATCAAAGGTGGACTGATGGGGTTGAAGTTGCATTTTACCGGAAAATGCTTTGGGAAGTCGTGGGTCTACCACTTGAAAGAAAGTGAACCCTACTACCAGAGTAGAGAACGAAGGAGCTTGCAACGCTCATAAAATCGCGAGCACGCAGCATTGCTGTCGCGTACCCAGTTACGGAATACTCTTTCACCAGGGGCTCGTCCCCCACGTGAAAGCTGGATGGTGTCTCAATTGTG